GGTTAAAATTAGTATGATTAGAATATACATTCTGTAATGAATCTAAAGTTACTGTGGCTAAAATACGAACACTTAATTTATTATCCATGGCGTGTTGGATCTGTTCTACTTGTTCATCTGTTACCTTAATATATACATAACTATCATCAGCTGAATGCTGATGTTTCAAAAATCTGACTCTCAAACCATACTTAGTGTGTAATTCATTGAAATCGTTATATTCTGTAATCGTTGCCAAAACACGAGGAATCTTTACTGTTGGTCCTGGATTCTGCTCTACTCCTCCTATTATTAAGAGTTCTTCAACTTCTGGGTCAATTTCCTCGATTGTGTTCTCCGTGAATTTTTCCATATTTTCGAATAATTTTGTACAAGCTTTATGTTTAGCCTCTTGTTTTTTAAATGATACGCTTTGTCCTTCAAATTTATTGCCGAAATAAACAATAGTTACTTTATAACTCCAGCTCGGTCTCTCATTCCATTGTGTGGTCTCATATTCTTCTACCACTCTAGTAATTCCTTTACTTTGCAATAATTCGTTAAATTTTGCAATTGGAGTTAAAGTTGTTGCAAATGTTGGCATAACAATTTGAGTTTTTTCAAAACCCTGGGAGAGGGTTGCGCTTTCAAAAATCGTGTTATTCATCTTGGTTGTACTTTTCATATTTTTCCTTTAAAAAACTTTGCAACCTACACCCTGTGCTCTAGGGTCCAACTACGCAAGGGTCGCGCTATAAAACAAATTCTCCTTTCTCTAGCTACTAACGTAAAATTCATCAAGGTCTCTAGTCTGCCCTCCACGAACAAGTCCTGTCAAAATTAAACCTTCTGCTTTTTGTGTATGAAACATTGTATTTGACACATTACTTAGTAAAGTCCCAAAACCAGTGGAATCATAAGACAAAAATAGGTCTTCGCGGAGTCCGGTAGGTTTTATAGTATTTTGTTTGCCTTAATTCTATGTTTTTACCACTTCGACAGTGATGCTTTCTAATAAGTGCGAGACAATCCGAAGGCCCATCTCCCAATAGGCTGTTTGTCCTCCTCCACTCTTATTAGAAAACAAAATGCTATTTTCTCTATTTTCTTTTTATACTGAGTCTTAAGGACTACCAGTCAACTGAAATTCTTAATTAATGTTCCTTAAATGACAACAATGTGACTTCATCCGTAATAACGTCTGAAATCTTCTTCTTAGTCCTATTAATTTTGCTCGTTAAACTATTGATAGTTGGTGAAAACAAATTTGAAATGTTAGTCCATGTTGGACAAATTAAAATTGCTAACGTGAAAAATATTATTGTAAAAAAATAAACGTACTTTCTGATTTACTACTTTCATCATCCTGTTCTTTGATTTTCCTCAGCCTGAATGGCTCGCATTAAAGTTCCAACTAATGAACCAAAAGCGTTTTTATATCTGATTGCTTTATTGAATCGTGCATGATGTTTTTCCTTCCTCAAAGACGGAATAGCTCCTACATCTCTCGGGAGCCATTTCCAATCAATGAAATCGTCATAATGATCTTTGTTTGTAAAAGTCAAACTAAAATCCAAAATTTGCATCTCATCCGATGTCGGATTTAAAGGTATTATTGGTAACATTGGTGTGTAAAATTTCACTCTAGACCAATCAAAATAAATAGCAATATTTATTGTGCTTGCTTGATCATGAGGAATTGATGTTTGTGGTCCAATAATAATCCAATCTTCCAAGAACTGATTTGCAAATGGGAAATATTTTTCTGACTTGTTATCAACTTCTTCCAATTTTGATATTTCATGAACTTTTT